AGCGGTAGTATGGACTCGCACCATACACATAAACTGGACGTCTATGTCGTTCTACAACCCACCGCAAAACTGGTTACTTGGTCTTGTCTTTCTTTGGTCGACCTTTAGATTCTTTTTTCTTATCTCGGTTACCCATGTTTAATCTCTCATTCATATAAAACATTATACAATAAATCATTTAACTTGGCAAGCGTTATTTCTTAATTACCGCAATATAATATCCGTTGTGCCATTCACTCTTTTCATGGTGAACTGTTGGAACATCACCATCAGTAGAACTTAATACTGTTAATTCAGCTAATACTTTAAGATTTAAATCTTTGATTGCATCTTGAGTTCCTTTTTGAACTCTTTTAAAATTATAATCATCAACAATCAATATGTATTCAAAATCTAAAGCGGGTTGTGCTAAAACAACTCCATCATATTGGTCTATTTCTTCATGTGGTCCGTCAAAGAAATAAACATTATATTTACCAATACTACTATAATCAACTTGTCTATAATCTTTTTCAATTACTGTAAAATCAATATCGTCACTTAATGAAGCTTTTGTGTTATTGAAGAAATCTTCATTGTTTGAACCATGATGTGACCAATCATCAATACACGTTACCTTACATTTATTGCCATGCATAGCTGCACAAGCAGTAGAACCTTTCCAACTACCAACTTCTAGGTATCTGGCATCTCTTAGAAAACTTATAAGATTATTAATAAGATATCTGTATTTTTTGCCACTCATTCCAGACATCAATCTAACTGAATCTGGTAACTTATGGTCCAACTCTAAAGCAAATGTTGTTGCTCTTTGTAATTTATCAGCTAATGGAGAAGAAAAATCTCCAACAAACTTAATTGATATTTCGTCAGTATCTCTAATCATTAATATAACTTTTTAGGCATTTGGTTTTTAGCTAACTCACGTTTCCAACGTTTCTTAGCTGCACTTTTCTTTTGCTTACGAACTGATGTTGGCTTTTCATAAGCCATACGTTCTTGTAATTCTCTTAACAAGCCAGAAGATTCAACTTTCTTTCTAAACTTTCTAAATGCGTTGTCGAAACCATAAGGACCGTCAGGCACGTGTGTTAATGAACCTGAAACGTCATTTCTACTAGGTTTCTTTACGAATTTATCTGGCTTAGCTATGTTGAACTCCTTGGTTGTTTTGTCAAAAAGATTAATTATTTATGTGAGTATTATACTCTAACAACCAAGGAATGTCAAGCGTCAGTTAATTAATTACCATTTTCTAGAAGTAATTCACCACCAATATCAATCTTACGTGGTTTCTTTTCTTCTGGAATAATGTTCTCTAATTTAACTAATAGTAGGCCGTTTACAATATCAGCAGACTTAACTACTACTGTATCAGCTAAGGTAAACTCATGTGAGAAGTCCCTTGTACCAATACCACGATGTAGATAATCTCTTCGGTCTTCACCAGTCAATTTACCAGTCACGGTAAGTTTGTTACCTACTGTGGTGATATCTAAATCTTTACGACTGAAACCAGCAACAGCGATTTCTATCGTATAGCTTGTATCGTCTGTTTTGACAATATTGTAAGGTGGATATGAGGCTGCCTTTCGACCTTCTGTGAATAATAAATCAAAATCATCAATGGTTGAAAGTAGTCTATCGAAGCCGACAGTTGACGGCAAGAGGTTTTTATAACCCATGTTATTTCTCCTTTAAGTTAAGCGAGTTTTCAAAATTGATACCCCGAAGGCGTATCACATTTATTTATAATACTACAATAATTCTTTTCGTTTGGCAATAGCATCTATTAAAGATTCTGTGGCATTTCTGAATAAGAATACCTTTTGCATCTTATTGGTATTCAATACACAATTACTTCTAGGTGCAATTACTGCCTGTTTGAATTCTTCATCTGTAAAGTAAGCTTTAGTCAAACCCATCATTTGTGCTATTTGGTGTGTTTTTACGCCACCAGGATTGACGGCATTATAGATTCCAGGCATTGGCTTATTCTCAGCAAACCAAACGGCACATTCAGCCACTTCTTCTACATTAGATACACTATTCTCAAAGTTTACCAATTTATCGTATTTTGCTAGCTTTGTCAATAGATTCTTATCATCAATATCTGGTCCAAATGGCATCCTGATACGTAGGAGATATGATTTATTTCTCAAATAAGGTTTGAGTGTTTCTTGATTTAAAGCTTTGGTTGCACTATAGAATGAAGCGTTACCGAAAGTAAAGTTAGGTGGATCCGTTTCTAACCAACCACCATCTTTGTATCCTGTATATACACAACCACTTGAGATATGAACCACAGGTATGTTATGCCAATCACACCATCTTTCCAACTCTAATGGGAATATTACGTTACCTTCGATTGTTTTATCTTTTTGAGATTCACAGGCATCAACGTTTGGAACACCAGTAAATCCAGCTGCATTTATAATTGCACTTGAAGATACTGATGGTTGTTCATCGTGGGAAATCCACTCATGTTTGATAACTTGTCTTTCAAGTTCTTTCTTGATATACTTACCCACATAACCGTGGCCAATTAACGTGATCATAATATCTCCATAAAAAAAGAAACCCGCCGGGGTGCGCATTGTTAAGAGGCGTGGCGGGTGTTATTACTCTTAGAACCGTATTACTTGTTCATCACATACATCGTGACTTCAAAGCCAAAACGCATCTCTTGTGCTGATGGTGTTGTCCACATAGTAGTTCTCCTCTAGTAAGTTATGAAAGAAATCATATTATATACTTACTTATTACAGGAGTCAACTCCCACTCATACAGATAATCATTAGATTAGTCTGTGTAATTACTTGTATTTACTTTCTTACCAATACTGTATTTTGTTACTAAATTCCAATCATCTTTTTCTTTGTATGGAATAATCTTAACTTGTGACATAGAAACGATTGGATCTTTTGTCTGGTCTTTATTAACGATTTTTACTAGTTCCCATTCAGCCAATAAATTGACAATGGTATTTCTACGAGCAATATCGTTCTCTGTTAGATCGGTTTCTTTACCGTCTAAAGCGAATAATTCTTTAAAATGCACTATGTAATACTTACCTTGTTTATGTAAAATATGGCAAGATTGATATAGAGTATTGTCTTTCTTGGATGCGAGTCCAATACGAGTTAAGGTCTCTCTGACTTTCAGGAAGTCATCCTTTTCTTGTAATAGAACCTCAACCATATCTTCTATACGGATCATTTGGTCACTCCACCTTTATTTGTTTTTTCTTTTATCAAAGTGATCTGATCATTATTTAAAATGCGTAGGGCTTGTTTGGCTTTTTCATTGTTGAAACCAAAATATTCTTTTACAGCATCCAAATCACTATTTTTATCGACCTTTTGCCACGGTTGAAATTTCCGTTTCATTGATCTAATAGTATTTATGTAATACTGATATTGTAGTTTGCCATCAACATGTGGATTCATATTCATCTGGTTTGCATACAAGACACAATCCATATGATAAGACAACGCTCTGTTTACTCGGAACGCATCTCCAGTGTATGCCTTTTCATCATGTTCATCAACCAAATAGTCTTTCTTGGTCTGTAAAATAGATGGTATAATTTCTTTAAATAAGTCTGCCATTATGACCCTGCCAATTCGAATAAGTTTTGTTTTTTAACACGAGCCATCTCTTTTTGAGATAATGAATTCTTATCTAACATACGAACACTTGCTGATGATTTATGAGCTAAATTCATCAAAGGTTGAACGTCATAGTGTTTGTGGTAAAGATAAATCATTTCAGATTCAACCAATAATAACCATGTTTTAATTATATCATTAGATAGATGTTTTGGTGGCACCAAAATACATAAACATAGAAATTTACCAGTTAAATCACCTCTATAAATTTGTTCACCATAACCATACTTCTCAAAAAACATTTTATATTTTTTCTCTTGGCTTTCACTTTCTGGTGTCTTATTAAATTCAGTAGAATGTTTTTTCATTCTTTGATGGAAAACAGTTTGATATCTGTATTTTTCTACATCTTTATTTTTTCTATCCATGGTGTAATTATTACTTAATCCACCAGATTGACCAATGTAAAACGTATCTTCGATGAAACAAGGAAACGTTTTATCATCAGGCACTTTGTCACACATAGCAAAAGCATATACTGCACTTTCTACTGTGTTGGATAGTTTAGAGTAATCTTCAAACTTCATCCATAATGGTTTGCTATCAGAAAAATACATATTAATCCTTAAATTCCAACTCTACCATAAATTCAGTTAAACAAGCTACAAGATTAATTTCTTGGTCAGCCACGAAAGCTGCTTGATATTGGTATTTTGCCAAGATTAATACAGCATTTGGAATTGAATTTGGTTTAAGATATTCATAAAGAGCATCATAAATCTTACGATAGATTCTCACAGGATCATTATCTAAATTCTGTGTTACCCATTTACGCATGGATGAAAAGTCTTTATCTTTAACAGTCTTAATTAGATCAGTAAGATTAATGTCTGCAACAACAGCCAAGATGCCTTTATCGATATTGCCAGATGTAGAATATCTTTGTAGTTCATTTAAAATTCTACGATTGTCTGGAAAATGTTTGGTGATTAAAGCTGCAATGACTTCTCTATCATAAGTAATCTTTTCTTCTGAAAGAATCCACTCCACACGTTTAAAGAATGAAGCAGCCATCTTAGCTTTTTGGCCATTTTGGATTTTGAATTCAATAACAGCACATCTAGAATGAATTGGTTCAATGATACGATTTTTATAATTACATGTAAAAATGAACGAACAATTTTTGGCAAATTCTTCAATAGCTCCACGAAGAGCAGGTTGAGTTGAATTTGGATTTAGATAGTCTGCCTCATCAATGATGATAACTTTACGACCGCCTGATAATGATACAGATGAAGCATAGTTCTTAATCTTATTTCGTAAGACATCGATACCACTTTCATCTGAACCATTGATTACGATAAAGTCACAACCAACCTCATTACATAAAGCTTTAGCAATTGTAGTTTTACCTACGCCTGCCGAACCAGATAATAATAGATTTGGAATATGACCAGATTTGACATACTCTTGGAAAGTAGTTTTGATTGCATCTGGAAGAATACAATCTTCTACAGTTTTAGGACGATACTTTTCCGTCCACAAAATTTGTTCTGACATTCACACACCTCATAATATAAAATAATAAATTAAACTTCGTTAAGTCTTGCAACAACATCAAGATATTTTTCTTTGACTTGAAACGTAGCATTACCATGACAGTAAATGTTAGTTATTTTTCTAGTCGTTTTTTTCTTGCCTGTGCCTTCTTCAACTTCAGTTTCATATACTGAAATTACTTGATCACTATTGATAGCAATAGAATCACTAGAATTACCATCAAAATTATTTACAAAAAATTTAATAGCCATTACTTAACCTCCGTGACACCAACATAGAGTGCTTCGAATTCTTTATCTTCGACCACTTGTTGACTGAATGTATTTTTATAATGAACAACAGCCATACGTTTAAGAATCTTTTTAGGAATCTTTAAATTATCGTGTGTAGCACCAATAATGTCATTAATGATGTCTTTCTCTGTATCCATTTTCTGCATACATTGACCCATTTCATTAAGAGCATCTTTTAATGCCTTTAATTGTTCTTCATTGAAGTTACCAAAAATTGTTGATACTGATGCCATATTAAGCTCCTGTTGCTTCTGTTGCGATCCAATATTGAATATCTTCTTTTGTATTTTTGAAACTTGCAATACCTTTTGAAGAAATTTCAACAATATATGAACCTGGAATCATTTTAAGATTTTCTGTTTTAAAAATCATTTTATATGAACCAGTTGTTTGAGCTTCAATTTTGATTGATGTTGTGTGTGCTGAATCATTTGTAGCATCAAAAGCTACTAGATTAACTTCTGTGCCATCACTAACAGCCGCAATATGAGGTGAACCTAATACTGCTGAAGTCTTTTGAATCCAAGCAAAGTCTTCTTCTGTAAGAGTGAAAGTTGCATCTACTGATGGTAATGTAATCTTCTTTTCAGGTGGAGTAACAATCATTGACGCTTCAGTAAAACGATATTTGATTTTAGAACGACCATTAAGTGACTTAATGATTGCATTTTTCTCGTCAAATTCGATTTCAGGATCTTTGTTTAAAGATACAACTGATAAAAAATTGTTCAGATCATAGATACCAAAACTTTGTGGAATCTCATCTGGAATTGTTGCCTCACTCAAGATGTTCTTTTGAGCAGACATTGTTGAAATAGTATTGCCTTTTTTAAAGACGATACCTTGATTAATACTTGCATAATTCTTTAACACATTTAGTGTTTGACTAGATAACTTCATTTGTAACTCCTTCATAATTTAACATACTAATATTATCACTCTTTTCAATTTCTGTCAAGAGCATTACTACTTTCAATCTCAAATCATCGAATGTACCATCATTTTCAATGGTATAATCAACTTTTTTACCAATCCAAGCCCACTCTGAAATATGAATGTCTGGATATAATTCTTGCATCTTTCCTAAGTAATTTGCATATCGATTACTATTTTGTTTTATTGCTGTTTCATACCATTCTGGTCTGTCACCACGTTTAACTTCAACGATAATGCCACCTTTAGAACGAATGAAATCTATTTCGTTAGGAAATCTAGTATCTGTTACCACAACATTTTTATGATTTCTGATACGATTTTCTAAAGCATAGATCCAAATATCTTCATGGAAAACATTACGACCGGCTTCAGTTCCCAAGAGTTGTAATGCAAAACGAGGAGAAAAATCATAACCAAAACGCTCAGACCAAAAGTCATCTTTTTGTTCACGAAATTTTCTAGACTCATCTGTATCACCTTCTAATAAGGAACGATCCCAACCAAACATTTGTGAAGCAGTATCTTTTAAAGCACCAGCAAAGGATGCCTGTTTGTAACCATGTAATCTTAACTGATCACCAACAGTTCCTTTGCCTGCGCCAATAAATCCTACTAGACCGACAATCATTACATTTCACCAACGAAGTTAGCGATTGCTGGCATGTCACCTTGGAAGTGATATGTACCAATATGTGATGTTCTCATCCATGGACATAACCAGATTTTACCACCAATGTTACGCCAGTATTGGCAGAACATATAGTCTTCTGATAAGTAACGTTCTGATTTTGGATCAATTACTGTATCATAATAAGCATGAATGTATCGTGAACCATCAAAGTGAGCTTGACCAACATGATCTGGTTTGTATTTCAAATCAGGATATGCCATCTCAAATTTAGGGAATACTTCACGTTTAACCATCATGAAACCTGTACCAATCTCTAACACTTCTAAAGGTTCAGTCACAGAAAATTGTGCTGTGCCTTTTACTGGATTGAATACGAAATCACCTGCTAGTTTTTCTAAAGTTCCAACTTCGATATCTGGATTCTTTTTGATAGCTGCATGGATATTACGCCATTTAATTGCTTTCTTTGGATACGGAGCACCGATAACATCTTTATCTAATGCCAACATAGCAACCACATCTTGTGGGTTGAAATGGATATCAGAATCTAAGAAGAGTAGGTGTGTTGCATCTGAACGATGTAAGAATTCATCAACAAGATAATTTCTTGCTCGTGTAATTAATGATTCATTGAATAAGAAAGAGAATTTAGTAGATACGCCATATTGCATCATTGTAGCTTGTAAATCAAGACAAGCTTTCATGTATAAACCATGATTCATACCACCATACATTGGTGTAGCGATGAACAGACTTTTCTTTTGTAAATCTTCTTTTGAGATTTTGATTTCCATAATATATTCCTATAATAATAAAAATGAGGGGCCTTTGCGACCCCTCACTACATCATTGACGTTATTAAGCTACGGACTTAGCTCTTACGCCAATCTCTTTAAAATACTTACGGAATGCTTTTGATGGTGTACCTAAACGATAACCATTTACACGACTACCGTCTGCACGTGTGTAAGTATTGAGATAAACTGCATAACCTTCTTGACGAAGTTCTGAGATACGAGCTGCAATGTTTTTCACACCAAATAAGCGACGTGCTTGTGCTGTTGTGAAAGTATTGTAACCAGATTTCTTAGTGAGGTAATTCAACATACGTTGTTTCGCACTCAATTTAACCATTTGTAAAACTCCTATAAAATAACAAAATTAACAAAAAATCCTAATCGTATTGATTAGTTTTATAATCATAACATTATATAGTGTGTATGTCAAGTGTTTTATCGACCAACCTGTGGTAAATATTTCGCTTTTGTTTCTTCCCATGATAAGTAAATTAAATCATCATAGAAAAGAGATTCTTTAGAAACGGTATTCTTCTTTTTAAGCATCGAAATACGACCTTTGGCATATTTTGTTTTCCAAATGTTTACCAAAGATTCGGTACTATTATCAAAACGTTTAGTTAAATCTCTGAATGGTTTCTCTTTACGTAAGAATTCAAATGATTCATTATAAAGTGGTGAGAAATAGATACCACGTTGATGTTCACATCTAATTAAATTCTTTGGTATTTTAAGTTTACCATAAGCAAAATGTAATGAACGATTTTTATGGTCACGTTTTAATGGAAGACCTTGTGTATTCTTTGCTTCCCACCATTCAAAATACTTACGAGTATGATTCTCTTTAATCCAATCAAATACCATTTTCATAGTCTTTTTAGATGGATCAAAAGCAACTGAACCAGAAGTGAAACCCATTTTGTTCCAATACTCTAGGCCATCATACTGTGATAAACCACCAGCTTTTGTATTACCATAAAGTGATGTTGTGGTAACACCAACTAACTCATCACCATATTTGTTATGCCAATCATCTTGGACATCTGATGACAAACATAGTAAAGCTAACAATTTACCGCCCATATAATTGTATCCAAGCGGCTGGATCGGCACAATTGTTGAACCGATTGCTGTATGGTTAATCATATTACCTTGTGTCTTAATTTCTCTTGGCCAACCAATTGCCTGGTCTCTTGGAGTTAAATCTAAGAAGTCTGATGAAATACAGATTACACCAAGATATTTACCTGTCGGTTTATCTTTAATGATGTAATATAGATTACGACCAATGTTTGAATTGTTCTTCATGGTAGATGTGAATGTTCGAATAGCATTCCATTCTTCAGCACCTTCACCATTTGATAATACCATTTCAATATCTAATTTTTCAAAGTCATCTGGATTCTCTGGATTCCAGAAGTTTGCTTTAACTTCTTTGATAAGTTTCTCTTGCTCTGGATAAACCATCTGACGTTCTACACCAAACAATGTAGATACTTCATGAGTTGGATATCTCTCTTGAATTTCACACCATTTTTGATATAGTGTATATTCACGAACATCCATTTGAGAAGCATAAGTCAAATCTTGTGTTAAGATAGTCTTGAGATTCTCTTCATCAATATGGTTAAACGTGGCAGGATCATTATCCTTTTGCCAATCTTCCCATTGTTTTTCTACATATTCTATTGGTGTTGCCATTATTTACCTAATTTCTTCACTTGTTGTTGTAATAGTTTTGCATACTTTTCATATTTTCTCATAAGTTTGTTACGTTTGTCAAGACCAGTTTTTAATGCTAATGGTTTAGCTTGAGTGGTAAATACCACACCATTCATATGGTCAAACTCATGGAGAATACATCTGGCAGTCAATCCACCAAATCTTGCTTTTTTATTTTCACCATTATAGTCTTGATATTCAACTTCGACTGCTTCTGGTCTGGTAATCTTTATGAATAGATTAGGGAATGATAAACATCCTTCGTCAGCATGTGCCAATACATCAGATACCCATGTGATCTTTGGATTAAAATAGGCAACATAATTATCACCATGACCAACCACAAATACTCTATATTTAAATCCACATTGATTAGCTGATAATCCTAAACCTTTATTTGCTTTACATGTTTCTACTAGAGAGCTGGCAAATGTGTTTGGATTTACAGGTGGATTTTCAAAATCAAAATCTTCAATTGGTTGTCGTAAAATAGGATCATCTTCTGGTACCAATTTAAATAATGGAACTTCTACTTTGGTTGCCGTTGGTTGAACCTTGGCCGCCTCACTAGTGTTTATGCTTATAATTTCATCACTCATTTTTTTATTCCTTTACATCCTATATTAAAAGATATTGATATTCTTTCTTCATCACTTTCGCTAGGTTCAACACTATGTTCTAACCATGCTGGCCACAAAAGTAATAAATTCTCTTTAGGGTTTACAACCCATTGTTCAGAATTAAATGTATTATATTCTGAAATTAAATTATTTAAATCCCAATATTTTAAAGGATTAGGATTGAAGAATTTAATATTTCCAGAGTTTTCTGGTGTTTTAACATAATATGTTCCTGAGAATATACAAGAAACATGTAT